GTTGTTAGATACAACTGGGCCTGAAAAGGTAGTACGAGCCATATTAATCTCCTTGTCTTGGCTAGTGTCAGCATAAAGCTGTCAAGGTATTAACTTACTATACAATAAAAAAGAGCGACTTAAAAGCCGCTCTTTTAAAAATTTGTACCATAGTACAATCAGGCGTTATTAAGCGCCTGGTGAACCATAGATACCAAGTGGGTCTGAAACACCAAAGCTATAACGCTCACGAGCCTTATAACGGACATTACCTGTATCAAAGTCACCATCCATAGATGTTGCCATTGGTGTACGAACGAAATGCTTCATTCCGTTTGGTACGTCAGTTGTAAGGAAGAACGCATCCGCGTCAGTCAAGTAGTGATTGACACGATAGCCTTCTGGTATTGAACCATTTGAACGAAGAGCATTTAAATCGTTATCTGCTGTGCCAGTACGCAATTCTGTCTGTAATAGACGAGTTGCAACAAACATCAATGCAGGGGGAACGATTAGCTTTCTTGGACGAGCCGCAATCAACAGGCCACGCTCATCAACGAAAGCGGCAATATCGATTACCATTTGCTCTAAAGAAGTCTCATTCAAATCCGCATTAGTAGCTAGTCTATTGGCGTTATTGCCACCAGCTACAGTTGGGTGAGAAGTGTTAAACAAAGTTACACCATCGCCAGAATTAAACGATGAGAAACCATTGTTTAACAAAGAAGCCGCTTTTACCTGTTTGGTATAAGCCATACCACGGGCAAGAGCTTTTGTATAACGTGCTGATAGCGCATCATACAAGTTATCTTCCATTGCTTCTTCGGTTACAGAGAAGCCCATTGCAACTGTTTCATGGTTGTAACGAGCTGTGAAGGACTCTTGTGCATTGTCAAATGTAATCGCTGAACCTTCTGGTTTTACTGGAGCGGCTCCAAAACCAGATAGCTTTACTTCTTCTTCAAAGCTACGATCTGAATTTTCAGTTTCGTAAATTTCAGCGTGTTCGTTTTCGTATTTTTCATACTCAAGACCGAACAATGCATTTAGACCAGGCAAAAGTTCCTTGAGGAGTTGGGCGCGTGTAATAGCCATTATCTATTCTCCTTAGCTAGAACCAGTTGCAGTAGTCAACTGATGGTAGTTGAACTTACAGACAAGAAGTGGAAAATTAGACCCCTTCTCATCACCTTGGTCGCCACCCAAATAATCTAGAATCCTAATAGGATCTGTATTTGTTGTAGCGATTTCTGAAGCATCTAGTGCAACACGACTAATCTTTAAAGTAGTATTAGGCGCTGTTTGTACTAGAGTACAGTTTTTACCATAGATATCCCTTTCATTAGTGAAAGAGCCATCTGCTTGGATGACAAATTCCACACCTGGGTTATCTACGACATAAGCCATAATATCAGAAGCGGCTGTGCTTGCTGGATATAGCTGGCTAAATGTCAACTGGTTAGTATTTGGGTCTGTAAAAGAACATCCCATAAAAATTCCGCAAAGGTCTATTGCAGAAGTACCTACAGCGGACTGCTTCTCAATAGTCGTTGCATTACTTGCATTGACCAATTGCACAATATCGCCTTGGGCGATAGCTGTGCCATAGCCTGAAGCTATTGGGTACTGGCGGAAGACTTCCTGAGAACCAGACCCTGCACGAGTTATTGGGCGCAGACCGAAGGGAGCGGCTGTTGAAGACATATCACTTCTCCTTCTAATTAAGCCATTAACAAAACAGTAAGCGCCACATTATGGTCACTTACCAAACGAAGTTTTCGTAGACCTCTCTGGTTGTAAGAGTGGCATACGAGAGTCTGACTGACGTAGATAGCTATTATCTACAGAATCAATCTGTTGTGCGTTCATATCATCATGGGCTTCTCGCCTAGACTGAACGTATTCTGTCGAGTTCTCGCAAAGTAGCAAGCCTCCAACTTCAACATTACCTTCAAATCGAGAATCGATATCAGGCATTACTTGCAATTCAGGATGATCAGATGCCTTTACTGGTGTCCAGCCCTCACGAAATTTAGACGAAACATTGGTGTTGTCACTCTGTCCTAAAGTTGATGTGCGAATCCAGCGATATTCTACACCTTCGCGTGATTCGGGGATAGGTAACATGGTTGGTCTAGTCCAGCTTTTTTTACGACTTTCGTTTTCACGAGTTTCGTTGTTGCGTGGGGTTCTATTTGACATTTGAGTTCTCCCTCAAGAGTTGCGCGGCATATTGTTCTGCTGAAATACCAAGTCGCTTCGCGAGGGCGACTTGTGTTGAGGTTAGTTGCACTCTGCGTGGTTTTTTTGCACTCCTATTAGCGGGGGCAACCACGGAACCAGTTTGACGAACAGGTGCTTCTTCCTCAATTATTTGTTCATCAAACTTGTCTGGGAAACGCTTACGCATTGATGCGTCAATAGCGTCATAATACTTATCACCATCTTTAACTGGGTCATATCCATTTTTAATAAGGTTTTCATGCACACCATATGCAAAACCTGTCATCTCTTTATCATCACCAAACCAAGAATTTTCATCAGCCCACTGTTTTGTTCTTGGGTCTGGTTCCTGTATTTTTGGTTGTTCTTTAAGCTCTGGAGCCTTAAAATTCTCTTTTTCAACCTTTTTAGGTTTATATGTATCTACTCTGTATTTTTCATTTTGAAGATTAGATAATCTTTCTTGAGCATCTATGAGTTTATCTGGGTCACCTGTTTCATAAGCCTCTTTATATTCTTTCTTGGCTTTCTCTAACTGTGCCTCAACTCTTCCTTTTGCTTGCTCAACTAATACACCCTCTCCCTCAGCTAGGGTTTTCTTTAACTTTTGATTTTCTTCGTGTATTTGTTTAGCATAAGATACCGCTTCTTCTTGAAGTCTAGAAGCCTCTTCTTTCTTTCTTCTTTCTTCGTGATATTCGTATTTTAGCTGTTTTATACGTTTTTGTACGTTCTCTCCATATGTAGATATTTCATCATCTTCTGGAACCTGAACAGGCGCCTCTTCTGAACGAGGGGGCTTGTCCTTATCTTCTACAGGAGTATCATCCACGATTTCCAACTCTAGTTGGTCTTCCATTTCTTGCAATTCTGCTTTTTCAGCTACTTCATTCATGCTCTAGTATATCCTCTTGGGTCTTCGACAACAGCTTCTACAGTGTCATCATTGATTAAACGAAACTCTTGTTTATCAATCTTAAACCTTGTTCCAGAATAAGATCTAAATATAACAAAATCACCCTCTTTACAATATGGGCCATTAGGAAATCTTTCCTTGTCCGAATAGCAATCAGGGCCAGCTTTAACAACAAAACCTAATACAGATGCTGTTGTTTCAGCTTGTTTCAAAGAATCTGGCATATATACGCCAGTATCTGTTTTTTCTTTGACTTCAAGTGGTTTTATCAGGAGTTTATACCCAGTGGGTTCTGGGACTTTTCTTGCGACTTGTTGATCGACTTCTTTTGTTGCAGAATACATCTGTTTCCTTTGCAGTGATTTAGGTTCACAGTACCTTGCGAGCTATGCTCGATTGGCCTTTTTAATGTTATATACTATTTATTCTCATAATGGAAGAGTTAGTCTTCTTCTAATTTTTTTTCCAAATCTAGTATATCTCTCTCTATTAAGGCTAATGCCTCAACCTTACCAACTAGCCTAGTATATTCTTCATGAGTTTGGCAACCCCCACTAGCCATATGATCGGCAATATCATTCATATAATTTCTAATCTTGTCTTTTATTACTTGCATCGTTTATTTCTCTATTTATCTCACGAGCTATTTCAATGCCCTGTGTGATATCCTCTCGTAAGTTTTGATTTTGTTCTGAAGCCACCTGAACGCCTATCTTAACGCCCTCTCGCTTCTCCTCTGATTCTATGCGTTCTCTTTGTACTTCTATGTTACCCATCTTAGCTTGCGTATCTGTCTGTAACTTAGCAATATCAAGATTCTTCTTATGTTCAAATTCTTTTTCTTTGAGAGATAACTCACGTTGTTGAATTTGTGTAAGTGGGTCTTGTTGTTGTTGCATAGCTTTTTGTTGCGCTACTTCTGCTTGGTTTTTATTTAGAAGTTTTTCTGATGCCTGAGCCGCTAGTCTAGATATCTCTATTTCGACATCTTCTGGTAATGGCTTTTCTTCATCTGGCATAGAAATACCTAATTGCTTTTCTATTTCTTTGCGATATTGAAAAGCAACGTGTTCTGTTATATGTGCCGACATAGCAGATTGTATGGCTCCAGCAAATGGAGACTGACCCACTATTTCTTGTAGTTTAGGGTCTTGTGCGGCAGATATATGTACTTGTATGTGTGCTTCATGGTCTTGATACTTAAATGCTTTTACAGGTTCTTGTTTAAGTATAGCCATGTTTTCTGTTACTGGGTCTGATGCCTTTACATCTTCTGGTAGTTTTACTATTTGTTCTGCATCTTTAATACCCAATACTTCTAACATCTGTCTATGTAATTTGCCCATATCGTATAGATTAGGCGCTTGTTGTGCTAACTGCATAGCGGCCTGATACTGCACCACTCTTTGAGACATAGTAGATGCATTTGGGTCTGATACAGGTATGATATCTACTCTGTCATCAAAATCTTTTTGTCTGTCAAAGTTTTCATCTAACTCATAGGAATATTCTGGCCCCATATAATCTTTTATTATTTTACCAAGCAAACGCAATTCTCTTTTTAAAGATGCGTGTAGTCTTGCCTGTACACCTGACATCACCTTCATGCTTCTTTCCATGAGTGCCAGTGTTGTACCCACAGGCGCTTGTGGATTTAAATCACCCACTTGCATATCTGCAACAGAACCGATTCTTCTTCCTTCATCCACAATATTGCCCAATAGCTGATACAGCACGGCTGATGGCTCTTTGTATGGCAAGAAAGCAATAGAATCTCTTATTGCACCACCAGGAACATCTACATCTCTAAACTCACCAGGCATTAGAGGAGAGTCATCGCCCTTGATACGAAGACCTCTTGCTTTTAATCCAGCAGGTAGATTTGATAATGTACCAGCATCTATAAGCTGTCTTAGAATACTTGTTGCACTTTTAGCCAGACCACCTATCAGGTGTATTAGACCTGTACCATAAAAGCCCAATCCAGGTAGGTATCTGTAATGTACAAAGTGTTGTCTTTTTCGTTTCTTCTGGTCTTCTTCATACCAGTTTCTTCTAATAGACAAGATAGTCAGACTAGATTTATCTATAGTAACGATATAGGGTCTTGCAATACCATCTGGGTCATTAAATGGCTCAGATAAATCTAGGTCAACGTGCATCTCTAGTATGGTGTGTCGGTCATCTTCTTCTATGACGGCTGTCTCACCATCTATCTCATCATACTTTTCCTGTATGTCTGATATATCTGGCTCTGGTGTAGGAAGTTCTACATCTGCATAAAAACCATTTACCTGTAGTTCTATTATCTCGTTAGGTGTTTTCTTCATTATGTGCGTGTAACGAGGCGCAGTCATTAAATCAGATACACCATAGGATATTACAAAATCTTCTGCTGGAACGAACATAGCACATGGTCGCTCCATGATTGGGTCATAATATACTTTCTTGAAGGAAGAACCAGCCAATGGAAGGCGAAACAGCATTTGTTCTGTTTCTTCACGATATTCAGTTATCTCTTCTGTTAAGAGATAGTTCATCTCGTTTTCTACACGTTGTCCCTGTTCGAGTTTGTCTTGGTCTCTTTTTCCTACTATTTTTACTCTTACTGGCCCAGATGCTGGGAATATCTCTCCCATTGCCTGTGCCTGAAAACGGACAACAGATTCTGTTAATACAGGGTGAAAAACACCAGATGCACCAGACCATGGCTGTGTTCTTTCTTCTATTCTCATTCCTAGAAGATCTAAACCCTTAACATAGCTTCTTGCCCATTCTTTTCTAGATTCTCTATCAGAGTGAAAGTCATCTACTAAATCTGAGGCTATGCTTTGTAAATCGCCATCTTCTATGAAATCAACTAGATTAGCGTCATGTTCTGGCATTAAGAACTCTTCTGCCATCTCTCCAGTAAAATCAATTATAGTTGTTTCATCTTCTGTTGATATTGAAACTGCATCTGGATTAACAACTTCTATTTGCACATCTTCTTCTTCTTGGTTTGTATTTACTGGTGACATTGGTTTTTCAATAGCCATATTACATCCTGACTGTTAGTAGTATTCGACTTTTCCCTTGTAGATTGGTTCTTCATCGTCCCAATCATCCATAGCGCTTCTAATCCAACCGCCCTGTCTAAATCTTAGTAGAGCCTGTGTTGTTGAGTCAACCAAGTCATCATGCTCTCCTGATGGGAAAGCGGCACACTCTTCAACTACTTCTTCTGCCCACCTAGTAGGTGGACACCAGATTACCCCAGACGCAAACAAGTCTGTTACAGCGTTAACACGAGCTATCTTATCCTGTCCACGCGAAGGTGTAAACTCTGTAACTGGTATTCCCATAGCTCTAAGCTCAAAAATAAGCGGAGAACCAGCGGCTTTTGCTTCTACAATCATCTGATCAGGCTCATATTCCCAATATTTATCGTATGCGGCACGTTTTAGCTCAGGAAACTCTAGTTTTTCCTTATATGCATCTAATAATATCAAATTAGGTTGGTTTACACCATCCTCATTCGGAAAATAGAACACACCCCATGTTGTACA